ATGGCATAGAGCATAATGTGAATACTGTTTATCTTAATGGAGATACATTAGATATGTACCAAGCATCCAGATTTATTAAAGACAGACGATTACGTGATTTAGCAGGAGAATTGGAGATGTGCAGGAACTTCTTAAAGATGCTTCAAGATACTTTTAAATGCCCTATATACTATAAGATAGGAAACCACGAACAACGATGGGAGCATTATTTGAGATTAAATGCACCTGAACTGTTAGGTATTGATGATTTCAAATTAGAACAGATATTACGTTTTAGGGAATATGGAGTTACTTTGATAGCGGATAAGCAGATTGCGTATGCCGGGAAACTTCCATTATTGCACGGACACGAATGGTATGGCGGTTTTGCTCCTCCAGTGAATCCTGCAAGGGGATTGTTTCTTAAAGCGAAAGAAAGTGCTGTTGTAGGTCATCATCATAGAACATCGGAACATACAGAAAAAAACCTTTCTGGTCAAGTGACTACCACTTGGAGTGTAGGCTGTTTGTGTGGGTTAGAACCAGAATACGCTCCTTATAATAATTATAATCATGGGTTCGGACATATAAAAACTGAAAAGGATGGATTGTATGAGTTCAAAAACATTCGTATAATCGACTACAAAATAGTATAGACTTAATACAATATTTATTATGTTAAAGGGTGGAATAGAATTAGAAGTATATTGCGAGGAAGATTTAGAAACTCCAATTGATAAATATTTAGCCACTACAAGGAAGGTTACATTTTATATAATAAGCAGTTTAGAACCTAACGATGATACTAGTTGTTTTATTATTTCAGCAGGGGAAGAATACCATGTAAAAGCTACTTACGAATTTGTAAAAAGTAAAATAAACGATAGACAAAGTTTTATGTTTAACTAATAGTATAGATTATTTTTATAACATAATGAATTACAATAGAATAAATTTATTATATTTGTGTTAATGCTTACAGAATTATGTAAAAAAGACAGTCAATGGAGAAGGATTTCCCTAAAAATATGTAGGGATAAAATGTTAGCCGACGATATTGTGCAAGAGATGTATATCAAATTAAGCACAATAGATAAACAGATAAACGATTTCTATGTAATACTAACAATGAAGTCTATTTACATCAATTATATAAAGAATGAAAAAAAATTTTCACATGATCAATATTCTGAAATAAAAAGAATTCGTCAATTGGATGATGAAGAAAATTATGATGCTTACCAAATATTTGACGAACATATGACAATATCTTTTGAAGATAAAGAGTTTGAAATTAGAGATGAATATTTAAATGTTATAAAGCAACTTACTTGGGTTGAAAAAGGATATCTTGAAATGAATATAGAAATGTCTTTAAGAGAAATGGCAATTGAACTCAACACAAATTACGCATATATACATCGAACAATCAAAAACGCTAAAGATAGACTAAATGGCAAAAAAAAATAAATCTAAAGGTTTAGGAGATACAATTGAAAAGATAACAACAGCAACCGGAATTAAAAAAGCAGTTGAAATATTTACAAACGGCAAAGACTGTAATTGTAATGCAAGAAAAGAAAAGCTAAATCAATTACTACCATACAGATTTAAGGCACGATGTTTCACAGAGCAAGAGTACAACGATTGGAAAGCATTTACAGAAGTTAGAACAGTTAGAATATCAGCAGAGCAGGTAAGATACATTTGTGATTTATATGCTTCTGTATTCAGTAGACAGGTTTGGTATCCGTGCAGTACCTGTTCGCCTAAACCTTTAATTGATATGATTAGTAAGTTAGATAAAGTTTATGAAACATATATAGTATAACTATGGAAGCTACAATTAAAAATAACATAATACATTTTACCTATGTTGAAGATGGTAAGAAAGTAAAACAATCTTTTACAATAGATTATTTTATTAAAGAGATGCTGAATAAAAATGTAATTGTTTAAACAAAACGAAAACAAATGGCAGGAAGAGGAGGGGCAATACCGGGTAACGGCAGGAAATCAAAAGATGAGGAAAATAGAATCAGGGATTTGATGAAGCCTCATTCAGAAAAAGCAATACAATGTTTAGCTAACATAATAGCTAATAGAGAAGCAAGGGATGCCGATAGGATTAGTGCATCTAAATTGATTATTGAATATACTTATGGCAAACCAAAGGAATCAATAGAACAAACGCACTCATTTAACAATTTCAATATAAAAGAGATATTCAGAATTGATAACGATACAAAAGAAATATAACTTACTTGGTTCAGATAGTAGATATTTTGTAGTTACAGGTGGCAGAGGTTCGGGAAAGAGTTATTCAATTAACTCTTTTTTGTTAATGCTAACTTATGAATCAGGACACATTATATTATTTACTCGTTATACTTTAGTATCAGCAAGTGTATCTATTATACCGGAGTTCATAGATAAAATTGAAACAGCAGGATTGCAAAATGATTTCTATATTACAAAAGATGAGATTGTAAACTTAAAGACAGGAAGCAAGATTCTATTCAAAGGAATCAAAACATCTTCTGGCACACAAACGGCTAACTTAAAATCGTTATCTGGAGTCACGACATGGGTACTTGATGAAGCAGAGGAATTAGTAGATGAAGATATATTCGATAAGATTGATTTTTCCATTAGGCACAACGTAAAACAGAATAGAGTTATATTAATTCTTAATCCTGCAACTAAAGAACATTTTATATACAAAAGATTCTTTGAAAGTAAATCAATACCAGAAGGTATCACAGATGTATTAAATGAAACTACTTATATCCATTCTACATACTTAGACAATAAACAAAACCTTTCAGAATCATTCCTTAATCAGATTGAGGAAATAAAAGAAAGCAATCCAAAGAAATACAATCACATTATTTTAGGTGGTTGGTTGGATAAAGCAGAGGGAGTAGTATTTACCAATTGGCAGTTTGGAATATTTAACCCGGATAACTTACAAACTTCTTTCGGTCAGGATTATGGTTTTAGCATTGACCCGACTACATTAGTAGAAATAGCCATTGATAGAAACAAAAAGACAATCTATTGCAAAGAACATTTGTATAAACCAAAGTTAACTACTTCTGAAATAGCACACATTAATAAAACGATTGCAGGTAATAAATTGATTGTTGCTGATAGTGCAGAACCACGTTTGATTGATGAGTTGGCAAAGTTAGGATGTAGGATTGTCGGAACTACAAAAGGTGTAGGCAGTATATCCGCAGGAGTTGCAATAATGCAGGATTATAAATTGATTGTTGAAGGCGAAAACATAGGCAGGGAATTAAATAATTACGTTTACACAGACAAAGGCAGTAAATTATTTTGTGATGCTTATAACCATATCATTGATGCTATCCGTTATAATGTTTCTTATCAGCTATCCGGAGGTTATCAAATAGAAATCCGATAGTAACAAAAACCCTTAAAATTTGTTTATAATATATGAAGATTACAATACCAGAACATATTGGAGAAATAACCTTATTGCAGTATCAAAGATACTATCAATTACAATTGCGTTCAGATTTAGATGAGTACCAATTTAACAAACGTAAGATTGAAATATTCACTAAGTTAAAACGTGCTGATGTAGATGGTATTCCTGTAACAGACTATGCAGAGATAGTTGAGCAGATAGATAAAGCTTTAAATCAATCCGTAGAGTTTGAGCCGACATTTAAGATGGGAGAAATAGAATTTGGATTCATTCCTAACTTAGATAAAATGACAGGGGGAGAGTATCGGGATTTAACTATATACGGTACGGAAGTAGAAACGCTACACAATGTAATGGCGGTGCTTTTCAGACCTATTAAAAAGAAAGATGTATTAGGTAACTATGAAGTCATAAAATATCAAGGAACAGAGCAGTTTTCCAACATAATGAAAGCAATGCCTTTATCTATTGTAAACGGTGCATTGGTTTTTTTTTCGAGTTTAGCGAACGAATTAGTAAACTATACCCAGAAATATATGATGCCGGAACAAGTGAAGGAAAAGTAGCAAATGACTATTTTGATAAATGGGGATGGGATGCTACAATATTTGAATTGTGTAAGGGGAAGATATGGAAGTGGAATACAATATTAGAAATGAATATATATGAAATACATCACTTTTTAGCATTATCAATTGACACTAAAAAATTAAAGTATAAAGTAATGAATAAAAACACTAACACTATTGAATTATGAATCAGTTAACAGCACTTTATGAATACGTTAAACAACTTTCAGAAGCTGATGACTTAGTTAATTCTGTTAGAAAGTTAGATTTCAATGATATTGATTTAGATAAAGAGATAATCTTCCCTTTGGTTAATGTTAGAATTGTAACAGGAGCTTTTACCAATGGCTCAACTGTTAATTTTAATGTACAGATAGGGTGTTTTGATGTACGAGATATAAACAAAGAGGTAAGAGAGGACAATTTTTGGGGGCAGGATAACGAGGTAGACAATCACAATCTTTGTATTGCTGTTCTAAATAGAATATGGTTAAATATGTACAACAACTTTCAAGAGAATAACATCACATCTTCTGAAAATCCTTCCTTTGAATTGGGTTTCTTTGAAAAGGCTAAACTATTGGATGGTGCTATATTGACTTTTGATGTTGAAGTGCCTAATGATATTATTTCACTATGTCAGTAAAAGCAGAATTAGAAGCATTCGGGAAGTACGTAGTACAACAATCTAAATCTAACCTAACAAAGAAAGGAAAGAAAGATACGAGTACTTTGTATGATGGAATGACTTTTAAAGTTACTGAAACAAAAAGAAATACAACTTTAGTTTTTTCATTTGGTGCTGCCGATGATTATTGGGAGTTTGTAGATAAGGGTGTAAAGGGGATGAGTTCATCAAAGAAAGCTCCTAACAGCCCTTTTAAATTTGGAAAGAGTTATGGTAGTGGAGATGGTAGTTTAACAAAAGCCATTAATGGATGGGTAGGAAGAAACAGGATACAATTTAAAGACAGACAATCGGGAAAGTTTTTATCTTATAAATCAACATCGTTTTTAATAGCCAGAAGCATTTATCAAAAAGGATTAGCAACAACTAACTTCTTTACCAAACCATTTGAGCAGGCTTTTAAAAGATTACCGGATGCAGTTTATGAAGCATATGCATTAGAAGTAGAAAACCAACTTAAAATTAGATTAGAATGATAAAGGTATTATCTCCACATTATATAAGCACTTCATTTGAAAACCAAACTACATCTTTGCCATGTGATTATTATACATTACAGATATATGTCTGGAGTGGTTTAAAAGCATCTGTTCCTGCAACGCCTGTTTATGAAGTTATAAAACAGAATTACACAGGAGCTATAACAGATGACAAAGTAAACATATCACGTTTAATATCTGATACAATTACATTTCCTGCAAACCCTAATGAAGAAAAATTAATATGGGTAAAGACACAAGTTACCTATGATGGGGAGGAAGATGTTTATGATGAGTTG